CCTCCCTCCCCGCGCTGGTGCTGGCGTCGCCTGCCAGCGGACAGAAGTGGCGAGCGAGCCGGGGCGACATCCCCGGCATCGGCCTGTCCGGGCCGTAGGAGGAGAGCAGAATGACATCGAAACCGCAGACGCCGCTCGAAGCGGCGCTTGACTACTACGACCGGGGGCTGATGCCGATCCCGGTTCACCGCGTGATCGCGCATCGTGAAGGCAAGCCGATCTGCTCCTGCGGCGCGCGCGATGGCTGCGCGTCACCGGGCAAGCATCCGACGATGACCTGGTCGCAGTTCCAGAAGCGCCGTCCTCCACGCGAGGAGGTGGCCGACTGGTGGTCGGGCGACCGGGCGCGATATGGTGTCGGCATTCTGACGGGCTCGGCCAGCGGCAACATCTTCGTCCTCGACGTCGATGTCGGCCCAGGCAAAGACGGCGACGATAGCCTTCGCGCGCTCCAGATGACCCACGGCGATCTGCCCGAGACCGCCGAGGTCCGTACCGGCGGCGGCGGGCTCCATCTGTATTTCCGAGCGCCGCCTGGCGTCGCCGTGGTGCGGAACTCGGCCAGCAAGCTCGGACCCGGTCTCGACATCCGAGGCGAGGGCGGGTTCGTGGTCGCGCCGCCGTCGATGCACGCGAGCGGTCAGCCCTATGTCTGGTCCTGGACCAACACGCTGGCCGAAGGCATCGCGGATGCGCCGGCATGGCTGCTCGATCTGGTCCGCGCCGAGTCGGCGATCGGGGCGACGCCGCGAGATCGGGTTGCGTCGTCGCCGCCTGTAGCGTCTCCGGTCGGCGCAGGAAGCCTCGGGGTGCTGCCGCCTGCGGTCGAGGACGGGCGCGAGGAGTACATGCGGGACACCGTGTTCGCGGTCGCGCTTGAATTGACCGGCGAGAACGGCGCGTGGCCGACCGCCGAGGAGGTCTACGAGGTCGCGTGGCCGCAGTTCCTGCGGCGCGTCGATCTCTCGCGGCCCGGGCGGATCACCCGCGACAACGCCGAGGCCGAGATGCGGGCGAAGTGCGCGCAGATCGCCGCCAAGGCCGAAAACGGGGGCATGGGCGCGCTCGAGGACGTCGTCGCGGCCTATCAGGCCAAGCGGCGGGAACAGCCGCGCCAGGGGCCGGGAAATCGGCAGGAGGAGGCGGCGGGCGAGGTTAAGCGGGATGAACCGCCGGAGCCGCCACCCGAAGACCTTGGGCGCGAGTTTGTGCTGCGGCCTCCGCAGCAGATACCGTTGCGGCGGTGGCTGTACGGCGACACCTACATTCGGTCGTTCGTCAGCGTGCTCGCCGCGCCTGGCGGGGCGGGTAAAACGACGCTTTACGTAGCCGAGGCTCTTGCGATAGCGACCGGGAGGCCGCTTGTCGGCATCACGCCAGCAGAGCGGACTGGCGTCTGGATCATGAACCTTGAAGATCCGGCGGACGAGATGGAGCGCCGGATCGGTGCCGCTGCGATCCACTACGGCATCCGGCAGGAGGATATCGCGGGGCGGCTTCTGGTCGATGCGGGCCGCGATAAGCCGCTGACCACCGCGCATCAGACCCGCGACGGGGTGGTGATCCACCAGCCGATGATCGATGCCATCGTGGAGGTCATCCGGCGCAAGAAGATCGGCGTCGTGATCGTTGATCCGTTCGTTGCCAGCCACGCCGTCTCGGAAAACGACAACCAGGCGATCAATGCGGTCGTCGCGTCGTGGCGCTTGATCGCCGACATGACGGGGTGCTGCGTCGTGCTTGTTCACCATTTCCGGAAGCTGAACGGCGAGGAGGGCTCCATCGACAGCGTCCGAGGAGGCTCCGCGATGATCGGGGCCGTCCGGACGGCGCGGGTCATGAACGTCATGTCCGACGCCGAGGCCGCGAGGCTCGGGATCGAGGAGGCGGATCGCCGCCGCTATGTGCGGATCGACAACGCCAAGAACAACCTCGCGCCGCCGGCTGCGTCGGCTCAGTGGATCGAGCTGCGGTCGGTGGACCTCGGCAACGGGTCCGGCATTTCGCCGCACGGCGACAAGGTCGGCGTTGCGGTGCCGTGGCAGCCGCCGTCTGCATGGGAGGGGATCACCGCCGGTCATGCCCGCGACGTCTGGCAGTTCCTGGCGAAGAATGGCCCGAGGCGCAAAGACCCTCAGGCAACAGCCTGGTTCGGCTTCGACGTCATGACGATCTGCGGACTCGAGCAGGATGACCGAAACAAGGCGCGGGTGGTGACGCTTCTTAACGCATGGGAGAAATCGGGGATCATCACGTCTGCCATGCATCCTGATGAACGTCGGAAGAAGGCACCGCATTACGAGGCGGGGAAGGCACCGGAACCGGATGACCGATGACGGTTTGCTCCACCTGCTCCACCCTGCTCCACCGGGGGGTGGAGCAGTGGAGCAGAAGCCAGCCCCAGATCTGCTCCACCACCACCCCCCTATAGGGGGGGTGGGTGGTGGAGCAGCGGGTGGCCGGGGGCGCGGCAACGCGGCGAAATCGAACGAAATCTGCTCCACCTAGGAGGCGACATTGAACGGACCCGACTACTCCCTCGCCAAAGCCATCCTCGACGGCGTCGATGAAACCATCGCCGCGTCCGAACGGCGGTGGGGCGTGGACCGCCTCCGGCTCCTGGTCACCGACGACCTACGATCACGGTGGGACCGCCAGTGGCAGTCTTGGTGTCGGGCGGTCAAGGCCAACGACCTCGCCGACATCCAGAAGCACGGCGCGGCGGTCCGGCGGGCGGTCGCCGCACTCGAGGCGGCGGCGACTGCTGCCGGGGCCGAGCCGATCTCGCCGGTGGTCTGGGAGACGGCCTACGAGGGCCGGGTGATCGCGGTGGTCAGGACCAGCGCCGAGGCGTATGCCGTGGCGACGCAGGGGCGGGGCCTCGAAGTCTGGACGCTGGACGAGCTTGTGCGCGTCGCCCTGCCGAGGACCGCGATGATCGCGGCGGTGAAGGAGGTGTTCCCCGGGGCCGAGGTCACCGCCTACAAGTCGCCGCCGACTGACTGGGCGAGCGGTGGCGATCCGTTACCCGATTTCCTGATCGCCTGAGCGTGGAGCCAAAATGATGCCGAGCAAGGACACCTCTCAGCGCACACCCCGCCCCAGCGGCCGGAAAACCCGCCCTGGCGTCGATCCTGCCGAGCCGGTCATCCCGCCGACGCAGGAGCGCGCGCGGCACGCCGAGCACGGGATCGAGGTAGCCGAGCCCGAGAGGACCGAGCGGGGCGGTGGCAGGGCCTACACCGACGCGCAAGGGCGGGCGTCGAGGCCATGGAGGGTCGTTGATACGCTGGCGGCGATGGAGAGGGCGGGCACGATAGACGGCGAGCAGAGGGCGGCGGGTGAGAGGTATCGCGCGCTGTTTGAGATCTCGGGGCGAGCCGGGGCCAGCGCGACCAGGATCGAGCCTCGGTCCGGCGGCGGCGATCAGGCATCCGCCATCGAGCGGCGCGTGGCCGCAGGACGGGCGCTGGCCGAGGCGGCGCAGCTGCTCGGCGGGCCGGGGCCGCTGCATAGCATCGTCGTGGAGACCGTCGCGCTCGGGATGTCCTGCTCGGCCTGGGATCGTGCCCATCGGTGTAGGGAGGGCAGGGCATCGTCCATGCTGGCCGAGGCGCTGGGCATCCTGGCGTCTGAATGGCGATGACCAAGACGGCACGCTTGACCCGGCGGCGGCGACACCCTACCCTATCCGGTATGATGCGCGAGGCGCGCCGATGAAGACGGTGGGCCAGCCCTTACGAGGGCAAGCGCGACGGACCCTGACAACGGTGGTCGAGGGGCGAGATAGCTACTACGACAGCGTCGAGCACCGGGCCTGGAGCCGCGAGGTACTGCGCCGCGCGGCCGGTATGTGCGCCAGCTGCGGCGCGCTAGATCGGCGACTGGTCGCGGACCACCGCGTCGAGATCCGCGATGGCGGCTCGAGGACGGACCCTGGCAACGGGCAAGCCCTATGCTCGCCCTGCCACGGTCGGAAGACGGCGGCGACGAGAACAAAGCGGCACTCAAGCGTTAACATCGGTGGAAAGCGACCCGAAACAGGCGTTTAACTGGCCCTTCCTGCCTATGGGGTAGGGGGTGTTAATGTTTGGGGCCTGGGGACGCGCAATGCACAGGGGGTCACCCAGAGACTTTTCCGCCTGGGTAGAGGTTAACGACGGGGCCTGTAGGGCCAAAACAGGCGATATTTTCAACATTTCGGAGCGAAAACACATGCCACGCGGCGGATACCGACCCGGCGGCAGCGGGCCGCAGCCAGGATCGGGGCGTCCGAAGAAGGGCGAGCAGCCGGTCGCCAAGATGGTGCTGACCGAATCCATGCTCACCGGCATGTCGCCGCTTGAATACATGCTCTCGGTCATGCGCGACCCGACCGCCGACGCGGCGCGTCGGGACCGGATGGCGCAGTGCGCCGCGCCCTACGTCCACGCTCGGGCCGAGGCAGCCGGGAAGAAGGCCCAGGCCGACGAGATCGCGGCGACCGCCGAACGCGGCACCGACTGGGAGCAGCTGCTGGCGAACTGATGGCCTGGGATACATCCTGCCGCGACTGGGCTGATCGGCTCCGGTCGGGCCGCTCCCTGGTCCCCGATCTCCCGCTCGACCAGGACGCCGCGCGCAGGGCGGCGGGCATATTCGATGCCCTGCGTCTGCCGGACGTCCCCGGTCAGCCGAGGATGAAGGAAGCAGCGGGCGACTGGCAGCGCGACATCGTCAAGGCGCTGTTCGGCTCGGTGGTGAACGGCCAGCGGCAGATCCGCGAGGCGTTCGTTCTGGTCCCGAAGAAGAACAGCAAGACCACGGCCGGCGCGGCGATCATGCTCACGGCGCTGCTCGTCAACCAGCGACCGCGCGCCGAGTTCCTGCTCATCGCGCCGACGCAGGAGATCGCGGATCTCGCCTTCGGCCAGGCCGTCGGCATGATCGAGGCGGACCCTGTGCTGGCGTCCAAGTTCCACGTCCAGTCCCATCTGAAACGCATCAGCTACCGACAGACGAAGGCGTTCCTGAAGGTCAAGAGCTTCGATCCGAAGGTCGTCACCGGAACCAAGCCCGCCGGCATCCTGCTGGACGAAACGCACGTCATCGCCGAAGCGCCCGACGCGGACCGCGTGATCGGCCAGCTTCGCGGTGGATTGATCAGTCAGCCCGAGGGCTTCCTGATCCAGATCACGACCCAGTCCGAACGACCGCCAGCGGGCGTCTTCGCGGCGGAACTGTCGAAGGCGCGCAAGGTGCGCGATGGCATGCTGAGCGCGCCGCTGCTTCCGGTGCTCTACGAGTTCCCGCCGAATGTCGATTGGCAAGATCCGGCGAATTGGCATCTCGTCACCCCGAACAACGGCCGGTCGATCACGGTCGAGCGACTGATCCCCGACTACGAGGCGGCGCGCGAAGCGAGTGAGGCCGAGCTACGGCGCTGGGCCAGCCAGCATCTGAACGTCCAGATCGGCGTCGCGCTGCGATCCGATGGCTGGGCCGGGGCGCAGTTCTGGAGCCGAGGCAACGGCGGGCCGCGCTCGCTCGATGAGCTACTCGACCGCGCGGAAGTCGCGACGGTCGGCATAGACGGCGGCGGACTGGACGATCTGTTCGGATTCGCGGTGATCGCGAGGGAGCGAGACACGCGCCGCTGGTTGCTCTGGGCTCATGCGTTGATCAGCCCCGAGGGGCTGGACCGGCGCAAGGCAAATGCGGCGCTGTATCAAGACTTCGCCCGCGACGGCGATCTGACGGTGGTCGATGGGCTCCCCGGCGATCTTGAGTGGATCAAGGCGCATGTCGGGCTTGTTCTCGACGCCGGATGCCTGGCGATGGTCGGAGCAGACCCGGCGGGCATCGGCGGCGCGGTGGACGCGCTGGCCGAAATCGGTGTGAGCGAAGAGACGAAATTGCTAGTCGGCGTTCCGCAAGGAATCCGGCTCATGAACGCGGCCAAGACGGTCGAGCGCAAGCTCGTCGATGGCTCGCTGAAACACTCTGGAAGCCGCCTCCTCGCATGGTGCGCGGGCAACGCGAAAGTCCGCGCGACCTCGACGGCGATGATGATCGAACGCGCGGCCTCTGGTTATGGGAAGATCGACCCATTGATGGCATCCTTCAACGCGGCGCACCTCATGACGCTCAATCCGACCGTCGCCGGACCGGCGGCGGCGTGGGCGATGCCGTGCTGAAATGGCTTGAGCGGCTGTCTGGCCGCGACGAGAAAAAAGCGGTCGAGTTCACCGAGGGCTGGCTGGACGCGGCCTTTGGCTACAGTCAATCCTGGACCGGAGAGCCGGTCACCGTCTCGACGGCGCTTCAAGTCCCGGCGTTCTACCGCGCCGTCATGGTCATCGCTGATGGATTGGCGCAGCTGCCCATCGTGCTGATGCGACCGACCGATGGCGGGATGGAACCGGCGACGGATCATCCGCTGTTCGACTTGTTCGCGCGCTCTCCGAATGCGTGGCAGGACGCGAGCGAATGGGTCCGCACGACCATGATGCACAAGGCCTCGACGGGCTGTGCGGTGTCGTGGCGGAACGTGGTCAACGGCCAGATCCGCGAGCTGATCCCGATCAAGCCAGACAACGTCCAGATCGTCGTCCGACAGGATCTGGAGCTCGAATACACGATCAGTTTCGAGAACAACCGCACGCTGACGCTCGCACGCTCCGAGGTCTTTCACCTTCGCTCGCCGTCGTGGGACAGCGCCCGGGGGCTCGACCCGGTGCTTCTCGGTCGGCAGGCGCTGGGGCTGGCGCAGGCCAGCGAGCGAAGCCAAGCGGCGCTGCACAAGAACGGCGTTCGCACGACCGGCTTGTTCACGCTCGACGGCAATCCGTCGCAGGAGCAACGAGACCGGGTGCGCGAGGCCATCGCCTCGATGTACGGCTCGGCCAGCAACACGGGCAAGCCGGTGCTGGCCTCGGGCGCACTCAAGTTCACGCCCACGCAGATGACCGGCGTTGACGCGCAGCACCTCGAAACGCGTAAGCACCAGATCGAAGAGATCGCGCGGCTGATGGGCGTTTTCTCGATCATGCTCGGTCACGCGGGCAGCAACTCACCGACGTTCGCGTCCGCCGAGGCGTTCTTCGCGGCGCATGTCCGCTACACGCTCCAGCCAGAGATCAAGGCGATGACCAGCGCGCTCAACGCGCAGCTGCTCACCGATGAGGAGTGGAGCGCGGGCTACCGCTTCACGATGGACACCAGCGAGCTTCTGCGCGGATCGCTCAAGGACCGCGCCGAATACTACGACCGCGCGATCCGCGGTGGCTGGATGACGCGCAACGAGGCGCGCGAAGACGACGGGTGGAACCCGATAGATGGTCTCGACAAGCCATTGTTCCCCTTGAACATGGGCGAGGTCGTAGGCCAGGGATCTGACGCGGACGTCGCGCAGCCGGTCGATGTCGAGGATAACGCCGCGCAGAAGAATCCGTGGACGCCGACCGACGAGATGGCGGCGAACGCGCGGCGAGCGCTGGCGTGGCGCGACGAGTTCGGGCGCGGCGGCACCGCTGTCGGCATCGCTCGCGCGCGCGATATCGTGAACGGTCGCCGTCTTCCGCGAGACACCATCATGCGGATGGTCTCGTTCTTCGCGCGGCACGAAGTGGACAAGGAGGCCGAGGGCTTCCGCCAGGGCGAGACGGGCTTCCCGAGCAACGGGCGCATCGCATGGGATCTCTGGGGCGGCGACGCTGGCCGCGCATGGGCGAACAGGATCGCCGACAGGATTGAGGAGCTCGGAGAATGAGCAACGGCGTCGCGAGCATCGCGCTTGAGGTCAAGTTCTCCGCAGACAAGCCCGCTGGCTCGTTCAGCGGCTACGGAGCCGTCTACGGCAACATCGACGAGGGCGGCGACATGATCACGCCGGGTGCGATGGCGCGCAGCCTCGCGTCGTGGGGCGCGAAGAACATGCTCCCGGCCATGTACTACAACCACGACCGCTCCAAGGGCGCTGTTGGCGTCTGGGAGAAGATGTCGGAGGACCAGAACGGTCTGCATGTCGAGGGTCGCATCATCGGCCTCGACACCGACGAGGGAAAGATGACCTACGCGCGCCTTCGTGAAGGCGCGATCAAGGGCATGAGCATCGGCTATCGCGTTCCTGCCGGCGGGTCGAAGATGGGCACGGGTCGCACCGGAGAGCCGCGTCGCTGGCTGAAGGCCATCGATCTGCGCGAGATCTCGGTGGTCGATGACCCGATGAACCCGCTCGCGAAGCTCGCCTACCTCAAGAGCGCTCCTGCGCTCATTCTCGACGCGCGCGGCCTGGAGGCCGCTCTGCGCGACGAGCAAAAGATGTCCATCGCCGAGGCCAAGAGCCTCGTCTCGGTGGTCCGTCGACACTTGCGCGATGCAGGTGACGAACACGCCGACGCCTCTCGTGATGACGAGGTCGAGGCTTTGGTCGCGTCGCTCAAGCGCGCGACTTCCATCCTCTCCACGAAAGGCTAATCCAATGGAACTCAACGAACTGAAGGGCGCGGTCGATGCTGTCGGCTCCGCTTTCGAGGCCTTCAAGGCCACCAACGACGCGCGCCTGGCCGAGATCGAGAAAAAGGGCTCTGCCGACGTCGTGACGCGCGACAAGCTCGACCGGATCGAGACGAGCCTGTCGAAGTACGAGTCGCTGAACCAGAAGCTGGTCCAGGCCGAGCTCGCGGCGAAGAACGCCTCCGAGAGCGCCGCCGATCTGGCCGCGAAGCTCAATCGCATGGGCTCGAGCAAGTCCGCGCCCGAGGCCGACGAGGTCAAGGCGCGTGCGAACGACTGGATGCGCGCTGTCGTTCGCTCCATCGCGCGCGGTGACGGCGCTCTGTCCGAGAGCGAGCGCAAGAGCCTCGACGGCGTCGCCGCCGAGATGAAGTCGCTCTCGCTGTCGCCCGACACGCTCGGTGGCTATCTCGCGCCGACCGAGTATGTCCGCGAGATCATCAAGGGTGTGGTCGAAGTCACGCCGTTCCGCGCGGTCGCGCGGACCCGCCAGACCACGCAGAGGGCCATTCAGCTGCCGAAGCGCACCGGCACCTTCTCGGCGCAGTGGGTCCAGGAGCAGGGCACGCGCTCCGAGACCACCGGGCTGACGTACGGGATGGATGAGATCCCGACGCATGAGATGTACGCGCTGGTCGACATCACGAATCAGATGCTCGAAGACGCCGCCTTCAACATGGAGAGCGAAGTCAGGGCCGAGGCCACCGAGCAGTTCGCGAAGGCCGAAGGCGCGGCGTTCCTCTCGGGCTCCGGCGTCGGTCGTCCGTTCGGCTTCCTCAACAACGCTTCCATCGCGACGGTCAATTCCGGCGCGGCGGCAGCGCTGACGGCTGACGGTCTGCTGTCGGTCTACTACGGGATCAAGACCGACTACGCGCGCGCGGCGGTGTGGATGCTGAACCGCAGCACCATCGGTCAGATCCGCCGCCTCAAGGACGGCGACGGCGAGTATCTCTGGGCTCCTGGCCTGGCCGGCGGCGTGCCGAACAGCATCAACGGCGCGCCCTACGTCGAGGCCGCCGACATGCCGGATGTCGGCGCGTCGGCCAAGCCCGTCGCGTTCGGCGATTTCCGTCGTGGCTATGTGATCGTGGATCGCATCGCGATGGAGATGCTCCGCGATCCGTACACTCAGGCGACCTCCGGCGCGGTCCGCATGATCTTCCGCCGTCGCGTCGGCGGTCAGGTCGTGCTGCCCGAGGCCATCGTGTTGCAGAACGTCGCCCTCTGATCCTGATCGAGAAAGGACCATTCAAATGGCCTCCAAAGACCTCCACAACAACATCGACATCAAGCGGGCGATCTCGCCCGTGTCGGTGTCCGACAACACCGCGCAGGTGTCGCAGATCCTCGACACGCGCGGCTACGAGAGCATCGAGCTGGTCATCGCGACCGGCTCGATTGCCGACGCAGACGCGACGTTCACCGTCCTCATTGAGGACGGCGACAGCTCGACGCTGACGGACGCGGCGGCGGTGGCCGACACGTTCCTGCTCGGCACCGAGGCCCTCGCGGGCTTCGATTTCGCGGATGACAACGAGTGCCGGAAGATCGGCTATGTCGGCGGGAAGCGCTACGTCCGCGCGACCATCACGCCGGCCAGCAACGCCAGCGCGGCGCTGCTCTCGGCGGTGTGGGTGCTCGGCAACGCGCGCACCGCGCCGACGTCGAATCCGCCGGCCTGATCTGACTGGGCGGCGGGCTTCGGCTCGCCGCCCTCTCTTCCGAACGAGGTGCTCTCATGAGCTATTCAACGCAGAACTACGACGAACAGGGCGGCGCGCTCTCCGTCATCGGGGGCGAGCTTCGCATCTCGGGCGGCTACATCAGCGGCGGCGCGATCCTGAACAAGCGCCAGCGCTTCACCATCGCTGAGATCAACGCGGGCGCGACGCTCCTTCCCGCGATCCCGGGCAAGAGCTACCGGATGATCGGATGCAAGGCGATTTCGGT